CATTTGGGGTAGCTGAAGGTATAGAACGTCTTAAACAGTTGGCCGGTATACAAACATTATTAGAAGCAAACATTGAACCTAAAAGTTTAGAACTTCTTGATCAATGGATTCATGAAATGGGTGAGGATATAGAAGATTCTAATCCTAGTATTAATCATACCGCTTTCTTAAAAAGAATGAAAAAGGATATTATTAATAATCAGGCTTGGGCTAGTCCAGGACTGATTGACAACAAAGTATTATTGCCATACAAACCTAAAAAAACAGATCCTGATTATATCAAAAATGCTACAGAAGAAGTGTATTGGATTAAACCACAACAGTTGGTTAGTTTAATGAATGATATACATGATCTTTTTATACCTGATGAAGGTGAACCTACTGCTCATGCACCGTTTTATAAATTTCATGAGTTAGTTAAAGATGAAAAAACATTAGATCCTGCTGTTAAAAATAAACTTGTTCCTCTTAAACAAAAGTATGAGCAAGGTAAATTTGATTTCGCAGGTCTAAAACAAGCAATGGAAGTTATGACTACATTGGGTGCTCAAAAATGGAAATATGATAAAGTAGAAAGACAAAGTTTAAAAATGGAATGATGTGGGTACGTTTAGACTCCCAAGAAGAAATGCACCGCGAAGGCGAAATGATGCAGAATTGCATTAGTGGTTATTGCCCAGTCGGCGAGGGCGTAGATTTAACTCTAGGATTAAGAGATTTATTTGCCAGAGAAATGGATGGCGAACCAGGTACCGATGATGATGCTTTTGAATGGCTTGCAGGGTGGTTCGAAGAGAATGATACAGATGTTCAGGATTATATAATGAATCAATTGGATGAACTTGATATTGAGCCTGAACATTGGGACTTTGTAATGGGTATGGACGAAGACGAAGCATTCGACTGGATGTTAGAGCAAATTCTTGATGCCGATACGGACGAAGAAACTGGACTAGTAACTGATGGCCATCTAATTTATAGTTTGCGTGATAAGAATGGAGAGTCTCATGTAGCTGCAGAATATGATCCAAATGTAGATATGAGTTATATAGAGCCAGAAGAAGCATTAGGCAAACAAAATGAACCACCTGTTGAAAAATATAAACCATATATTGAAAAATTGAATAACTTTTTTCAAGAACATCCTGAAACATTTGGTCCTAAAGGTAACACAAAGGATATGGCATTCCACCCAGATTATGATGATGATCGCGAGCATACTGAATCTGCTGATTTAGATCGTATTAAACATTTAGCAGGTATATAAATAATATTATGAAAGTTTTTGATTTATTAAATGAAGCATTAGATGATGAGTTTGGTCAATATATAGTTCGTGACGTGACTCGTCCAGACCATGAATGGTCTGCTGATACTAAAAAAGATGTTATTGATGCTATTATGGCAAATGCTATTACAAAATGGCAGGTTATAGAAGCAGGCTCAGATGAAATACTTGCAGATTATCATCATGATTCTATTTTAAATGGTAAAATTACGCCTAAAGATAAAACATTTAATCGTATACAAGAGTTAATGTTTAATGCTGAAGATGATACACCTGATCATGCACCGTTTCCTAAAGTTAAAGTTGATATGGAAGTGGTTGATCCGGATCTTGACTTGGAATAATACCATATTCCATATACAATAATGCGTGTCGCATAGGCACTGGTCTAATAATATTTCCATCTTCATCAAGTGATCTAGCTGTATGTATTGCTTTACTATATGTTAAGTTGCATTTTTCTATTATTGTATCATAATGTTTTTCATATTTACGCCACCAAAAGTCAGTACCAAAGTGTTGCATAAATTCTAAACCTATCCATACTTCAGCTATACTAATAAATTTAAAATCATTCATAAGTTTTATAGGTCCATTTTCTCGTTTTCTTGAATAACGTAATCCTATACGATGTACATTCATACCAAATGCTTTACTTAATGAAAAAGTTATTGTTTTAATAGCAGGATGATCTACATTAAAGTTAATATTTCTACAGCAAGGATACCATGCCGCATCAATATGTACAGGTATGTCTAATAGTAAACATCGTTCTAAAATTTCTGGCAGTTCAGGATGGATGTCATTATCGTAGAATGTAAATGGTGTTGCTATAATTAATACATCTCCAATGTGCAGTGTTTCTACAGTTCGTGTAAAGATATCAGGAAATAATCTATTATGATAAGGATAGTCTCCATCAAACACAACTATTTTTTTGTTATGCATCATATGAAGTTCATCAAGTTGATTTGTTACGCCAGCACAAATGTCTTTGTCTGGAAATGCCTCTAATCCAATAAATGAAATTAGTTTATGATTACAAATCCAATTATGCATTTTTTCTTTAAATTGTTCTGTTATTATATTATAATCTTCAGTATCTCTTATTGTAATAGTTTTATAATTATCAAATCGCATTGTATTATGTAAAGAATTGTGAAATTTATGTACCTCTTTATCAAACATTGGTCGTTTGCGAGATCCTGGTTTTCTATCTATTAAACTGTTTAATATTTTTATATCTGGTGTAAATGTCATTTGTTTTTCTGTTTAGGTTGCACGAATTTCTTTTAATTGTTGTTTTAAATATGTAACTGTTTTAGCATTAAACGCATAATTAAGATTTTGTAAATGATTATGTAATCGTATATATCTATCAATACGTATTTCCATATTGTTATTTTCAGTATGCCAGTGTCCATTATTATCCCATTCAATGTTCCATAAATGACGATCATCATTTAATGGTGCTCCTTCGACAAGATCGCATGGCGGACCGAGAATAACTTTAACTAGTCCCTTGTCACTTAATGGTTTTATTTCTGTAAAAAAATTATAAGTTTCAAGAAAGTCATCTTCTGTTTCTGTAGGATATCCAATCATCATTAGCATTGATATTTTAATATCGTTTTTGTCGCATTGTTCTAATGTATAATATAAATCTTTATTAGTAAAATATTTTTTCATATCTCGTCTTACTTTGTATGATACACTTTCAACACCTATTGCTAAATCTAAAAATCCTGCTTTAGCAATATCTTTATATATCTCAGGTGGTAGTTGAGTCTCAGGCCTGCAAATATATTGTGTATGACAATGAAAAGGTTTTATATTGTTTGTTTCATAATATGTTATTAGTTCTTTTAATAGGTCATTAAATTGTTTTACATTACCGTTTATTAAGCTATCTGTAAAGTAAAAATTTCGAATATCATATAATTCGTATTGTGTTGACATTTCGTTAGCAATAGATTTTGGACTTCTATATCTAAATTTAGGCCATTGATAACCTATATCGCAAAATGTACATCGTCTAACACATCCACGAGAACCAGTAATATAAAGTATATCAGCACCAAGATCATCTCGTATAGAGGGATCTTTATAATTTTTTGAATAAATTGAAAAATCGTAATCAGAATAATCAGGAATAGGAACAGAATCTAAATCATTTATTTGAGGTGCCCAGCCATTGATACCAGGATGCTCATCTCCTTTTAATAAAGCAAGCATTGCTTCTTCTCCTTCGCCTTTAATAAAAACATCGCATTTTTCTTGTTTTAAAAATCTGTCACCACAATAGTTTGTATATGGGCCTCCTAAAACAATTTTAATTTTTGTATTATGATTTTTAAGTTCGGTACATATTTTTTCACATATGTATAACGAACGTTGTGAAAATAATGACATGCCAAACCATGTAGGATTTTCTTTTATAATATATTGTACCCATTCTTTAACATGTGGTTCCATTAATGGATATGATTTATTAAATTGTTCTCGTTGCCTAAATGTTGTATTAGTGTCAATCCACCATCCAGAATTTTCTGGTCCTACTTTTTCCCATAAATCAATATTCCAATCTACTAAATGACAAGAAAAATTATTTTGTTGTAACACAGATTTTAAAATCGCAGGGCCAGTAATGGGAGACCGAGTATGTAATCTAGGTAATGTTGCTATAATGCAATCAATCATTGTTTTCTTCTGTGTATGTATTAATTATATCTGCGATATATTTATGTTCGTCTTGTATATTAAATTTGCGAACAGTATTCATCCAATTGGTAAATTCTATAAATGATTCATAACGATTATACGAATCATCATCTTTGTTTATTACTAGAAATGCACTATCTATATTAAAAATTATATTTTTTATGCTTTGTAATTCGATTGAAGGAATAATAAATGCACTTTTTTGAATTTCTTCTATTATTGTTTTAAATATTGTGTTTTGATGTTGGTTCAATAATAAGTTAGCACACAGGTATGGTTGTATTGCAGGATAGATGCTTATATTATTTTGACTAAAAATATTGTTTTGATATTTTGAAAAGTAATTAATAGTATCTATTATATTTCCAACATTGTATATGCTTAAAACAAAGTTAATTCCAAGTACAGAAATACTTGGATGGTTTAATAATAGTTGAAAGTTTTTGTCTATGTTACTAAAGTTTGTTCCTCGGATCCATTCATATGTTTTACCTATGCCATCAATGCTGGCAAAAATTTCTATATCTTTTAGTTTGCTAAATGTTTCAAGAGTTTTTTTGGTTATTGTTGTAATGTTGCTAACCATTCTTATTTTTAGAGTTGGTTTAACATTACTAATTTTATCTAGAAATGTTAAGCAGTTTTTATCGTATAATGGTTCTCCACCTTTAATAATTAATAGTTCTAAGTCGTTTATATTGTCTAAAATTGATTCAAGTACTTCTTTTTGTAGAACAACTGGCTTGAATTGATTATAGTCATAGTGTGTTTTTAATGCATTGAGTGCTTTTTGCGGCATAGATTTTTCTTGTTGATGCCAATGTGAACTATGAATGCTGTTACACATAACACATCCTAAATTACATTGATTGCTAAAACTAATATCAAGATATTTAATTTTTGGTGTAAGATCTTCTGGTAATCGCTTTCGAGACATTGCATATTTAATTCGTTTACTTTCAAGATTGTGTTGTTCTCTACTATAACAATATTTGCAAGCATTAATATATTCATCGTTAAGCATCTTTTCTCTAATCTCTTTTATACGCTCACCATAGAATATGTTTTCTATTGTAGTAGTCGATTCTGTAAAGTCGTGTAGACTGTGGTCTGCCTCATCAGACCAAACAGGGCATAATTGAGCATGACCTCGTGGGTCAATTGTAATACCATCAAAGGGTATATAACAGAAATGTTTCTTATTCATATATTGATATGTGATAAATACATATATAATATATTTATTGTAATTTTTTACTTGACAATTGTACACATAGGCATTATAATATAAACATTGGTATAATAATATACTAATTTAGGCTAATAAAGGAGAACTAATATGGCTACATTGGCAGAATTAAGGGCAAAACTCGCGGCACAAGACCAGCGCCAAGCTGGATCTCGCGAAACAGATAACGCAATTTATACGTTTTGGAATATTCCTAACGATACTACAGCAACATTGCGATTCTTACCAGACGCAGAACAGAGTAATACATTCTTTTGGCAAGAACGACAAATGATTCGGATGCCTTTTCCGGGTATAAAAGGACAAGACGAAGCAAAAGCAGTTACGGTAAATGTACCGTGTACTGAGATGTGGGGAGAAACTTGTCCAGTACATGCTGAAATTCGACCGTGGTTTAAAGATCCGACACTTGAAGATATTGCACGTAAATATTGGAAAAAGCGTTCATATATTTTCCAAGGACTTGTTATAAATGATCCGCTCGGTGAAGAATCACCGCCAGAAAATCCAATTCGTCGGTTTGTTATCAATCCGTCGATATATAAGATTATTAAAGCAGCTTTGATGGATCCTGATATGGAAAATCTACCAACAGATTATGTTAATGGTACTGATTTCCGTCTTACTAAAACACAGAAAGGTCAGTATGCTGATTATTCAACATCAAATTGGGCACGACGTGAGCGTGGTTTATCAGAGGATGAACTTGAAGCAGTAGAAACCAATGGGTTGTATACTTTAAGTGATTATCTTCCAAAGAAACCATCCGCTGATGGTGTAAAGATAATTTACGAAATAGCATCAGTTGATGGCGAATTGTATGATCCTGATAAATGGAGCGATTGGTATAGGCCGTTTGGTGTTTCGGCATCCTCAACAAGTACTTCAGTTTCAACAGAGGGTACTGTATCAGCTAAACCTGCAAGTGTTCCTATTGAAACAGAGGTTGTGAAAACAACAACTGATGATACTTCTACCAATTCTGGTAGTGCAGATGCTCAAGATATACTTGCAATGATTCGAGATCGTGCAAAAGCAAAAGATACTGCTTAATATCTTTTATATAAGGAGGGGGCAACCCCTCCTATTTTCTGGAGGATAGATAATGGTAAAACCATATGACTTTTCAAAATTAAGAAAAAGTTTAACAAAAAATATTGATGGATTAAGTTTAGGATTTCATGATCCTAAAGATTGGATTAGTACTGGCAGTTATGCATTGAATTATCTTATTAGTGGAGATTTTTATAAAGGTGTCCCATTAGGACGAGTAACGATGTTTGCAGGAATGTCAGGAAGTGGTAAGAGTTTAATTGCAAGTGGTAATCTAGCAAGCAACGCTCAGAAAGCTGGGTGTTTTGTTGTTATGATGGATAGTGAAAATGCATTAGATACCGATTGGTTACAGGCACTTGGTGTAGATACAAGTGAAGAAAAATTATTAAAAATTGGTGTTTCAATGATAGATGATGTTGCTAAAACATTATCAGAATTCCTTAAAGGATATAGGGAAGAAAATGAAGAAACTGATTATGAGGATTGTCCAAAAGTAGTCATTATTATTGATAGTTTAGGTATGTTGTTATCGCCTACAGATGTTAAACAATTTGAGGCCGGCGATTTAAAAGGTGATTTAGGACGTAAACCTAAAGCACTTACAGCATTGATTCGTAATACTGTTAATAGTATTGCTCCTTATCCAATAGGACTTATAGTGACCAATCACACTTATGCATCGCAGGATATGTTTGATCCTGATGATAAAATTAGTGGCGGTGCAGGATTTGTGTATGCTTCATCTATTGTAGTTGCTATGAGGCTTCTGAAGTTAAAAGAAGACGAAGAAGGTAATAAAATTACACAAGTTCGAGGTATTAGAGCTGCGTGTAAAGTTATGAAAAGTAGGTTTTCAAAACCATTTGAAGCAGTTCAAATTAAAATACCATACGAATCTGGTATGGATGCGTACTCGGGTTTAGTAGATTTGTTTGAAAAATCTGGTGACTTTGTTAAGAAAGGCAATAAATTAGTTTATATTGATTCAGCTGGTAATGAACATAGTTATTTTAGGAAAGGATGGAATGCCGAAACACTCGAACTGGTCCTTCAAGATAAGGTAAATGATGAAGTATTTTCATCAATAAATGAAGAATTAGTATCAGAAGAAATAATAGAAGATTAGGTAAATATCAAAATTACTTATATGTTGGAGAATAGTAGATGGATATTAGTCCTGAGACATTAATAGAAATATGGAATATGATGAAAAATTATATTCCTAAAAAAGAAAGACTTGATGCGGCAGCTACCCTTCTTAATTATTATGATGCTAATGGTGACATTGAAGATTTTAGAGGTTTAGAAGGACATGATTCAAGTATAGATACTGTGTTAAGTGAAGAATATTTTGAAGAAGAAGAGGAAGAAGAAGATTTTTAATGGCGTCTTGGTATCAACAAGTTGTTAACAATATTGCTGTATTGCCTGATTGTATAGATTCTTTTGAAGAGCAGTTCGAAGAAGCACGATCAGAAGTTAAATTTAGTGGTAGTATAGAAAAAGCATCCAGTGCTATTCCTGCAATTGTGCAATTACGATTTTCACAATTACAAGAAATTGAAGCAATCTTAGAACATCTAAATATTCATTTACGAAAATTAAGAGCACAAGTTTTTAAAAAGTATTTAGAAAATTATAATAGACAATTAAGTTCTAGAGATGCTCAAGCATATGTTGATGGTGAACAAATAATTGTAAATCAAACAGAATTAATTAATGAGTTTGGATTATTAAGAAATCAGTTTTTAGGAATATTAAAAGCATTGGAAGCAAAGCAATTTCAGATTAATAATATTGTAAAATTGCGAGTTGCTGGTCTTGAAGATTCCGAAATTAATATGTTTTATGGTAATCCGAATAAGTAATAGAAATATGTAATTTAGTGTTGACAACTAGGTTACTTATAATGTATAATGTATTACATGAACTATTGTAAAGGAGAATTGTAATGGACATCAATTTACGTAAAGCTGCTACTTTGCAGGAACAAGTTAGACAAGCTATAAGTGATATTAGTTTAGATACCAAGAATGATGGAACCGGTCGAGTTGTTGAAGATAACTTGGTTGAACGGTTAATTCGGGTAGAAGAATTAGAATCTGTGTTGTATAGTCTACGTGACAAAGTTGGCAAAGCAAATGTTGAAACAGGTGTTAGTACATTATTAACAAAACGGGTACAACTTAATAATTTAATTAGTCGATATGAAAAATTAGTTCGCAACGGACATGAAAGTTTTAAAGTAAAGTTGTCAGATTTCCGTCGTGAGCGTGTTAAGATTAGCGAAAGTATTCTTGAATTAAATGTTGGATCTAGTGTTAATGTAGCTGATGCTGATGTTGAAATTTTAAATAATGAAAACATCATATGACAATAAATATATATAGTTAAGCATTGTATATGTACATAAGATAATAAGAATAACATAATACTTGCTGATTGTATTAGATTAAAAGTTATATTGGTAAAGAGGAAATGCTTAACTAATTGATGAAAGGGTGCCGATCGGCACCCTTTCTTTTTAACGTTGACAAATCTCCAATTTTTGTTATTATAATTGTATGGAGATTATAATGAAAAATAATAAATCAGATGAAATAGTATCAGAATGTGTTAAAGCAATTAGTGGTATAGCAGATAGGAATAATATAAATATTGTTGATGAGGATTTTATCAAAGACATAGCATTGTCGGCAAAATTTTTAAATGCCGCATTTACTCGTCAATTAGGTCAATCAAATATATTACATGAGCATATGTCAAAGATAATGAATTCTATATGAATGATTAACAGCGAGATTCTCCAGCAGTATGTTGACGACGGTGCAACCGTAGTTCGAGGTTGTCTCAGTGAAGAATGGTTAGACCTATTGCGGATGGCTGTTGAACGTGATATTGAGAACCCTGGTCCAATGGTTCTCGATTATATTGAGGGGAATCAATCTGTACCAGGTGCCGGCCGCTTTCACGGTAATCTTCGTATTTGGGAAACCGACGACACCTTTCGGGATTTTTGTTTGAATTCTCCACTGCCAGAGCTAGCGGCCGAATTTCTCAGTTCGAAAAAAATTAATCTTTTTTATGATCAGTTGTTTGTCAAGGAGCCGGGTATGCTCAATAGAACACGTTGGCATAATGACCATCCCTACTGGCCTATACGAGGCTGGCAGGTTTTGAGCTTCTGGGTTGCACTGGATCCTGTAAATGCAAGAAATGGTGTTCTTGAATTTATACGTGGTTCACATCGCTGGGGCCGATGGTTTCGACCAGATCTGACATATGACCATGAACGTAATCCTAATTATGAGATTATTCCAGATATTGAGGCAAACCGCGATCAGTACGAGATTATGAGCTGGGAGTTGTCGCCAGGCGATGTTTATGTGTTTCATGCGTTGACGGTGCATGGTGCTGGTGGAAATGAGAGCAGTGATGTTCGTCGCCGAGGTTATACAGTGCGCTATACAGGTGATGATGTGGTTTATGATACTCGTCTTGGAACTAATAAGAGATTATGCTCTGATATACATAAAGATGGCGACCCGCTTGATAGTGAACGTTATCCAGTGGTCTGGCCCCTTGTATTTAAGGATTTGCTAATATAAGGATTTGCTAATATATACCCTTAAAATCCACACTAAAATAGTGGTATTATTGTTGTAAAAAACCCACACTTTTTCGTTAAGATTGACAGATCTCCAACTTATGCTATAATATATGTATAATAAAAGAGTGAGAGAAATGAAAGAAATCAAAAAAGTAGAAAATCGTAAAATTGGCATATTGCCAAAAGTAGCGGCAACAGCGGCTGTAGCGTATGGTGCTTATAAATTAGGATACCACTTAACAGCCAAAAAAGGTACGCGACGTGAATGGCATCGTAAATCAGGTGAAACTGTATGATTGAACTTTTATTATTTTTAATCTTGTTGGTTTTGGTAGTTAAGTGTCTACCAGGATTAGCGAGTTTTTTGGTTAGCACTGTTATAGTACTTTGTGCTCTTATTGGTGCAATCGTTTTATATTTCGCAATTGCTAGTTAAGATTGACAGATCTCCAACCTGTAGTATAATGTATATAATGTTAATTTTAGATTAATAACCCACGAGGTAATCTATGTCCGCTCAGAAGTTAGTAAAGATTAATGGGTCCTATCGGAATACGCCTGTTCCAGGTGTTGTATTTCCGTTAGTCAAGGCCCTAACAAAAGGTAAGAAAGGTGACTTTGTTACCGTAGATGGAACAACAGTTTCTGGATACCCAGATCGTCATCTTCGTATTAAGGTGGCAAGTAAGTCAGATTATGAATTTGTCAAATCTGACACTCCTGTGGGATTACCAGAGAATGCTCCCAAGACAGTAGAAACCGATGAAGAAGCAATTGCGCGAATACGCGATCGGTTTTCAATTCTTGACGAAATGACCGAAGCTACTATTGAGGGCACGGTGCGAGGCATGATTGTCTCAGGCCCTCCAGGCGTTGGTAAGTCGTATGGTGTAGAAACTGTATTAGAGCGATCTAATACTTTTAATAAACTTGCCGGTAAGAAATGCAAGTATGAGATTGTTAGAGGTGCTATGACAGCATTGGGCCTGTATGCTTTACTTTTTAAGTGGAGCGACCCCGGCAAAGTATTAGTGCTCGATGATTGTGATACAGTTCTTTGGGACGAACTTTCGCTGAACCTTCTTAAAGGTGCACTGGACTCCAGTAAACATCGGCGGCTTTTTTGGAATGCTGATAGTCATAAATTGCGTGGCGAGGGTATTCCAGATCAATATGAATTTAATGGCTCGATCATCTTTATATCGAACTTGAAATTTGATCAGATAACGAAGAGTGGTCGGATTGGTAAAATTAAGGATCACTTGGAAGCAATTATTTCCAGATGTCACTATTTGGATCTGACACTGGATACAATGCGCGACAAGATGCTCCGTATACATCAGATTGTTGGCGATGGTATGTTGAATGAATATAAGTTCAACAGTGACGAGACAAAGATGATTGTTGATTACATTGACGAGCATAAAGAAAAGTTGCGTGAAGTGAGTTTGCGTATGGTGCTAAAGATTTCAGACTTGTACAAGATGGCACCCAAGAACGATCACTGGAAGAGACTTGCCGAGACAACTTGTATGCATCGAGAGGTATTAGTATAGTTTACACTATCTGAGCGGATGGTGGCCGGGGGGCAACCCCCGGTTTTTTATATTGACTTTTTTTCCTTCTTAACGTATAATAGTATTATGGCAACAGCGAAATTAATTATTCGCGATGAGGTTAATATTAAATTGGATAACATAGATCCAAGTACTCGTCGTAAAATGTCTGCCGCTCTTAAGTTTATGCTTCCGTATGCTTATCATATGCCTGCGTATAAGTTAGGACGCTGGGACGGCATGATTAGATTTTGTGATATCGGTGGTAGAACTTATTTAAATTTATTGGATACATTGCTACCAATAATCCAAAGTGCTGGTTATGATATTGATATTGAAGATCATAGAGAAACATGGAATCTCAAATTTGATGAAATAGATGAAAATTATTTAAGTGATATTAAATGGCCAAAAGGTCATATTGCGGCCGGTACGAATATAGTTTTACGAGATTATCAAGTAGAAGTTGTAAATAATTCTATTAATCATTTACAAAGTTTGCAAGAAGTTGCTACTGGTGCAGGTAAAACAATTATAACTGCTACGTTGAGTAAATTGTGTGAGGTGTATGGTAGGACAATAGTTATAGTGCCAAATAAAAGTTTAGTAACTCAAACAGAGGAAGATTATATTAATGTAGGACTTGATGTAGGTGTGTTTTATGGTGACAGAAAAGAGTATGGGCGCCAACATACCATATGTACTTGGCAGTCATTAAATGTATTGCTTAAAAAAAGTAAAAAGAAAATAGCTGATATAGATATAGAGCAATTTATTGATGGTGTTATTTGTGTAATGGTAGACGAAGTACATCAAGCAAAAGCAGATGTATTAAAAGAATTACTTACAGGTGTGTTTGCTAATATACCTATACGTTGGGGTCTTACTGGTACAATTCCTAAAGAGGAATATGAGTTTATAAGTTTAAAAGCAAGTCTTGGTGAAGTTATTAATAGAGTAAGTGCTCATTCATTACAAGAACAAGGAATATTAAGTAATTGCGAAGTTAAAGTTTTACAATTAAAAGATGATGTTGAATATCCAAATTATCCAAGTGAATTAAAATATTTGGTTACTGATAAAAATCGAGTAGATTATCTTGCTAAAGTAATAGAAGATATTTCTAATACTGGTAATACTCTCGTTTTAATACATCGTATTAAAACAGGTGATATGTTAATTGAAAGATTATCAAATGCAGTATTTGTTAGAGGCTCAACTAAAAATGAACAACGGAAAGAACATTATGATGAAGTAGCAATAAGAAACGACAGTCTTATTGTAGCAACGTATGGTGTTGCATCAGTTGGTATTAATATTCCTCGTATATTTAATCTTGTATTAGTAGAACCAGGTAAAAGTTTTGTAAGAGTAATACAAAGTATAGGACGAGGTATTAGGAAAGCTCCGGATAAAGATTTTGTTCAAATATGGGATATTACTAGTAATTGTAAATATAGTAAACGGCATTTGGCAACAAGAAAAAAATATTATCGCGATGCTCAATATCCGTTTACTATTGAAAAAATTTCTTATAAATAAGTTGTGTTTTGTTATGTAATATTATATAATATAATAAATTAGAAGGTATTTAATGCACATATTAACAATAGAAAATGAATCATATAGTTTAAATAATTTACCAGATGTAATAGGTGATGTTAGGTATTGTGTTTTAGATACAACAGATCCTACTTTTATTGATTATTACTTTTTACCATTAATATTTTTAGAGAGTTTTAGTACGCCAGCTGTGGTATTACAGATTGGCCCATATCAAATTCAAATGCCATTAGATTGGAGTGTGTTGATAGGTGAACCCAGTCAGGGTGATATGGAAGTTATACCTCTTGCTAATCTTAATGATAGAGGGTTTATCACTTTATTGTATAATCCATTAAAAGGTTATATGCCAACTTGGGAGCCAATACAAATAATAAATGTATTTGTTGAAGTTAAATGGTTTTTTCCAAAATTAAAATTTGGTCATTTATTAGCAATGCCTATACAGCAAAAAACGAATCCCCTTTGTGGATTTTTTGTTAAAGAAACAAATAAAATACCTGATGTAATTGACATTGGTGATATTATTATATGAACGAATTTATTGTAACGTGGGAAGTAAGGTATTATGATTATGAACCAGAAAAGGTATATTTTGCAGAAGAATATATTGAATCTAAAGATTTAGATTCTTTAAAGGAATATTTAGGTGAAAATGCTATGGAGCATACACCAGAAATGAATGTTCCATTTGCAACTGGTGACTTTAATATTGAATGGATTAAGATTCAGGATGCAAACACTGAAAAAGAATTATGGCGTGACCCATATACAGAGTTTAAAGAAAAGATTGACAATGAAAGTTGATATGTTTAAAGAAATTCTTCCTGCAATAGGCAAGAAGGATAGAAGTTTTTATAATGAGTTGCCCGAAACAACGGCTAGTACTAAATTAGGTTTTTGGATGATACACAGATGGGCAACATGTTCTATAAAAAATAAAGAGCATTATATTTTTCTTGTTAATGAATTGTGTAATCGACATTATAGTGAATTAAGTAAGTATCCAGAATTGCAATGGTTGTTATTAAGTGTTATTGGATTAGGAAAAGAGAAGTATTTTAAGCAATGGGTCGGTGTGCCCAATAGTTTGTCAGAAACAAATTCTATTGATGACTTTTTATTAAAAGTTTATCCAGCTATAAACGATGACGAATTAAATTTATTAAAGGAAATGAATACAGAAGATGACTTTGAAACTCTTGCAAAAGAAATGGGACACAACGACCAACAAATTTCTGATATCTTTGGTGGAAAACATAGAAGTAAAAAAGACAACAGGGTTTAAGTGTAAATTTTGTGAAAGAGAGTTTAAGAGTGTTAAGACACTAGCTGCACATACCTGTGAACAAAAGCGTCGGCATATAGCACAAAATGAAAAACAAGTGCAACTTGGTTTTCGTGCATTCCAACGATTTTATGAATTAAATTCAACTGCAATTAAACCTAAACCTAAAACGTTTGGTGAATTTAGATTATCTAATTATTATCTTGCGTTCGTTAAATTTGGTAAATTTGCTAAAGAAGTAAATTGTTTACGATATGAAAGTTTTGTTGATTGGCTTATTAAAAATAATTTACGATTAGATGAGTGGGCAAAAGATGGTGCTTATGAATTATTTGTTAGAGATTATGTAAATTATGAATTAGCAGATGAAGCAATAGCACGAAGTATAAAATTTATGCAAAGATGGGCAGAAAAAGAAAAAGAACAATGGCATTTATTTTTTAATAAAGTAAATTCTAATATTTTTGTTTATTGGATTAGAACTGGAAGGTTATCTCCTTGGATAGTTTTTAATTGTCAATCTGGGCAAATAGCATTGACTAATTTAAGTGATGAACAAATGGGTTTAATTGCTGATGCTTTAGATCCTACTTTTTGGAATAAACGTTTTTTAAATTCACAGGATGATGTTAATTTTGTTAAACGTATTTTAGTTGAGGCTGGTTTATGAAATTACCTGATATTGATATTGATTTAAAAAATCGAGAAGACGTATTAAGTATATTAGAACATATACCAGCAAGTCTTGATGGATCTAAAAAGCACAATACGGGTGTATATTTTACTAATGTTCCAGTTAATCCATTAACTAATGTTTCGAGTATAAATTATAAAGAAGCCGAAGGACGGGGTTATTTTAAACTTGATCTTTTAAATGTTAGTGTGTATGAGAATATAAAAAATGAGGAACATTTAAATGAATTAATATCTCAAGAACCTGTTTGGGAACTGCTAGAACATAAAGAAATAGTAGAACAATTATTTCATATACATAACCATTATAATATTGTAAAACAATTAAAACCAAAAAGTATAGAACAATTAGCGGCTGTATTAGCAGTTATTCGTCCAGCAAAAAGATATCTGTTAAAAGAAGGATGGGATAAAATTAACGAAGAAGTTTGGATTAAACCAGAAGATAATAGTTATTATTTTAAAAAATCTCATTCTATTGCATATGCGATAGCAATAGTAGTTCAATTAAATTTATTAGTAGATGATATTGATTAATCAAATTTTCTAACTAGTTGTACAGTTCGTCTTTTAACTCGTTTTCGTATAATATTGTGGAGACTTGTAATTGGTCCAAATAAAAATTCTACATCCTTGCTAATAAAATTTCTTAAACAATATCTAAATTCTTCAGTTTCAATTGGTAAAAATAAGTTAATTGGTGTTATACGATTACTTTCCCACCACCAAATTTCTCCAATACGAAGGAATTTTTTCTTATGCTCTTCGTTTTTTAGTCTTTCAAAACAATATATACTGGTTATTTGATTATTATGATTTTGAACAATGCCAACAATTTCTTCATTAGAATGAGATATACCCGTCAAAAATGGATATTTTTTAATTGTAGATGAGATATCGTCGATCATTATTATATACTTATTATAGATAAATATCTTAGAGTATAATAACAATGGCTACTGGTAATCTATATATTTATAAACCGACATATAAGTTAACCATATCCAATGATGGCCATAGACTGGAAGGACAAATGTATAATAATTCAATAAAAGTTCATAAAGGTATAGATGATACAATTACATTTAACGTGTATGATGATTCTCGAAGGCTTGCTAATATTAATAATGTAACATTATCATTTAATGTTATTGATGCTAATTCTGGAATTAGTGTGTTAAATAAAGTCCCAATTGTGCATTCTCAAGACAAAGGTAAGTTTGATGTAAAATTTAATAGAGATGAAGTTGCTAATATGGATCCTGGATTGTATGAGTATAGTGTAATAATAACAACTGTTGAGGGTGATACTAGTGTAGCTTATACTGATTTATCTCAAACTGCTACTGGTGTAATAGAATTAATTGGTGATATTTTACCAGATCCAGCTAGTACACTTGTAGTAGATTCATTTACTATAAATGGAACGCGGCATGAAAGTTATGCTTTTACTGCAAAACCAAATCGAAGTTATCAATCATCATTAAATACGTATGCGGTTTATCTAACAAATTATTCTGGTAAATTTTATTTTGAAGGTAGTCATGATATGACAGCACCAACTAATTGGTTTGTTGTTGATTTGCAATCAGATAATTCTTTAATTGATTTTAATCTTTATGCATCAAAATCAGGTATTGATCCAGGTAATTTTGAAATTTCTACAAATTGGTTCAGAATAGTTCATGTTCCTGACGGTGCTAACGTTGGAACCGTTGACAAAGTGTTAATAAGAAGTTAAAATATATTAGTGTTAATAGATAAGATAAAATCTTTAATACTATCTCGTTTGGTAGGCAAAAAAACTTCACCTAGTGGATGGATTACATTAAATTGTCCCATGTGTGTTAGTATGGGAGAGCCTCGACCAGATACAAGAAATCGAGGTGGTTTTAATTTTAGTATGAATGATGTTATATCCTATCATTGTTTTAATTGTGGACATACAACAGGGTATAGACAAAGTGGTATATTAGGAAAAAAGTTTTTTACTTTATTAATTAATATAGGCGTTGATGATAATGTAGTTAAGAAATTAAAAATTGAAAGTTTAAAAGAAAAAGATAATATCGAAATAGTCGAGACAGTTAATAAGATAAATTTAGATTGGAAAGAAGTTAAATTACCGAAAGGTGCTAAACTGGTTTCAGATGAAACAAATAAAAATGTATTATTATATTTACAGTCTCGTGGTAAAGGGATTTATGAAAATTGGGATTATTATTGGACACCCGATACTTATATGGAATTGAATCGACGTATTATTGTTCCTTGTTATTTTAAGCGTAAAATAGTAGGATGGGTATCGAGACATATTAAACCAAATAAAAATACTACACCAAAATATTATGTTAGTGTTCAACAAGATTATTTGTTCAATGTAGATCAATTGTATACAAAAGATAGAAAATATGTTATAATAGTAGAAGGACCATTTGATGCAATAGGTATCGATGGTGTTGCATTGTTAGGTTCTCAAGTAACTGATAGGCAAGCAGAGTTTTTAAATACATTTAATAAAAAAATAGTGCTTGTACCAGATAGAGATAAAGCAGGAAAAAAATTAATAGCAAGTGCAATAAAGCATGGATGGTCAGTTAGTTTTCCTGAATGGGAAAAGGATGTTAGAGATGTAGCCGATGCTGTAAAAAAATATGGTCGGTTGTTTACATTAAAGAGTATAATTGGTGCTATTGAAAATAGTCAATTAAAAATTAATGTTTTAAAGAGGCGAATATAGATGTCACAAATTAGCGATTTATATAAAAAAGTAAAAGGACTTCAAGAACAAATAGATAAAATAAAAATTCAAAATCAAAAATTTCAAGATATAATTGATGCGTCAGGTGGTACTTTACCGAAAAAAAAGACTGGAGACACACCCCCATCCTCTAGTGGTAAACTTGTAGGAAATTGTGGTGTGAAATTAAGTTATAAAGAACAGGTAGTATTAAAATCAATAACAACGCAATTGACTGTTAAACGAGTAATGATGATTAAGTTATTAAATTTTACAGATAGATTGTTGAAATCGGATCCACATTTTGTTCATCAAGTGAATAAAGAGAAAACGTCGTAATGCCAAAAGAATTTACAGAAGATTTACAAAAATTATTTTTAAGTTTTTTAATTAGTGATAAAGAGTTATTTCTTCGTGTGCAAAGTTTAGTTGTACCTGAATATTTTAATAACAAACTGCGGCCAGCAGTTAAATTAATTCGAGAACATGCTGACAAATATAATAGTGTGCCGACAGTTGAACAAGTTAAGGGTAAAGCAAATGTTCAATTAGAATTAGATAAAGATATAACTGCTAGGCATAAAGAATGGTTTGTAGATGAGTTTCAAGATTTTGCAAAGTTTAAAGCACTTGAAAGAGCAATTTTGGCAAGTGCTGATGATATTGAAAAAGGCGAATATTATTCTGTAGAAAAAAGAATTAAAGAAGCATCGGACGTAGGATTAGCAACAAATTTAGGAACTAATTATTTTAATAATCCATTAGAGAGATTAAAAAGTTTAAGGGATAATAATGGGCAAGTAAGTACAGGATGGACAGCAATTGATAAAAAGTTATTTGGTGGATTTAATAAAGGAGAACTTAATATTTTTGCTGGTAGTAGTGGTGCAGGAAAAAGTTTATTTTTACAAAATCTTGCTTTAAATTGGGTGCTTCAAAAACTTAATGTTGTTTATGTTACATTAGAGTTAAGTGAAGAATTAGTAGCAATGCGATTAGATAGTATGAATACTGGAATGAGTAGTAGAGCATTATTTAAAAATATGGAAGACGTTGATTTAAAAGTGCGTATGATTAAAAAAACTTCAGGCGCATTGCAAATTGTGTATTTGCCAAGTGGTGTAAATGTATCTCAACTTAAATCATATATTAAAGAATATGAAATTGCGAGCGGATTGCAACCACAAGCAATTATAATTGATTATCTTGATTTAATGATGCCTATTGATAGACGGGTAAGTCCAAGTGATTTATTTGTTAAAGACAAATATGTTGCTGAAGAATTGAGAAATATGGCAGTAGAGTTAGATATATTATTAGTAACAGCATCACAATTAAATAGGACAGCAGTTGAGGAAATTGAATTTGACCATAGTCATATTGCTGGTGGATTAAGTAAAGTTCAGACAGCAGATAATGTTATGGGTATATTTACAAGTGCGCCAATGCGTGAAAGAGGGCGTTATCAAATTCAATTTATGAAAACTAGAAGTAGTAGTGGTGTCGGACAAAGAGTAGATTTGCAGTTTAATATAGAAAGTTTGCGGATTAGTGATTTGCCCGAAGGTGAAGAAGAAGAACCAGCTGAGATATTATATAGTAATATAGTTAGAAAGAGTTCAGTAACAGATGATAAAGAATCTGATCCTGCCCGAACTACTGAAGTTAAAGCATCGAATTTAAGAAAAATGATTTCAAATATGAATAAGTTGAATAGATAAAAAGATCTTTTTTAGATAAATATTATTTTAAGGGCAATTGTAATGAAAATAAAAAGTATATTGAGTGAAATTGATAATATTCTTCCTGAAAAGAATAGAGATTTAATTGTTGAAAGTCGAGCAAGTCATGTTATTGTTAGTGCTAATAATATTATGCAATTATTAGAAAAAAATTATGATATAGAAACTTCTGAAAAATTACAAAAGAAGTTTTTAAATGCTATTAGATCAGGTAAAATAGAAAAATTTAGCAATGCCCTAAAACGATTAGACGATGCAAATCACCGAATTAATATTAAACACACGACAGAAGCGTAAATTCCGCGGGCCACGGCTGGTTCGTAAAACAGGTATAGACTTCCATAAACTTGCAAAAGTGCGTAGAGCCATCGCGGATGATATTGAATTAGATGAAGCTGCTAATGTTCATTTAACTCATTTCGAAGATAAAGTTTTACATGGCGGCTATAACGGTGCTGAAGAAGCATTAAATATTGCATTTGCTCTTTTAGATATGCTTGAAGGTCATGTAAAGTCTCCAATAAATATAACAACAAAATGGGACGGTGCTCCTGCTATTCTTACAGGTAGAGATGCAACAACTGGTAAATTTGTAATGGGGGACAAAGGTATTTTTGCAAAAACTGGTGCTCGTATTATGGATACTCCGGATGCTATTGATCAAAATAAACCAGATAAAGGAAGTGAAGACCGAACTGGATTGCGTGATAAATTAAAAGAAGTATTAATACATTTACCGAAAATTTTCCCACCTAACTTTAAAGGATTATTACAAGGAGATTTACTTTTTACTTCGGCTACTAAAGAATCAATGACAATTGATAATGAAGAGCATATTACTTTTACTCCAAATACATTAACATATGCAGTTCCTGTTAATAGTGATATTGGGAAGACAATTGAAAAAGCAAATATAGGTATAGTGTTTCATACCAGTTATCCTGATTGGCCAGCAAGTAACGATGCAAAATATGGTGCAGGTGTAGATGATTTGAATGAAACATCTACTGTATGGTTTCGAGATGCCGCTATACATGATGTTAGCGGACAAGTAACTTTAACATTAGATGAAACTACACAAATACGGGGAGCAATTAATACTGCAAAGAAAAGTTTAATTGAAACCGGTGAGAAGTTTTTTGATTTTCTAAAAACAGATGCTTTTGGTAAAGAGTTTAGTAAGCAATTAGAAGCTACAATTAATGCTAGTATTAAACAGCAAGGCACAATTCCAACAGATGCAACGTCTTTTGCTTCAAGTTTTATTGGTCGGTTTGAAGATAAAACAGAAACAGCAATAGCAAATCTAAAGAAACAAGGTTCTATTGATGCTAAAACACAAGAACTTGAAAAAGGATTACAATTTTTTGAGGCAAATAGAGAAAAATTTATTCAACTATATAATTTATGGTATCTATTGTTTAGTGTTAAGAGTTTGTTTGCTAAAAAAATGAATGGGATTCGAGCAATGGATACTTTTGAAATTATGGATGATGGTACAGTTGAAGTTAGGGATCCAGAAGGTTTTGTAGCAGTTGATCATATTGGTAATGCAGTAAAAATTGTAGATCGTTTAGGATTTAGTGCCGCGAACTTTAAGAAAACGTTTTAATAAATACTATTATGGAATTAACTTTTATAACTGACTTGTGTGAAAGCAGGTTAATTCGTCAAAAAAAGCAGATGAAACAATTTACTGCTAAAGATGCCGCTGATTTGGTATTTTTATATGCGTGTATACTGAATATTCTTAAAAATGAATTTAAATATGCTCCTGTAGCAGCGCAATATGCTAAAAAAACAATAATGTTTAATAATTTTAATACATTTCGTGTAACTGGTACTGATATGTATATATTATTAACAGGTTTAATAGGAACTGATGATACAAATACATTATTTGGTGATCAAGAAGCAAGTCAAATGTTTATAAATGATCTTCGGGTAAATGAACCTCAATTAAAGGCATGGTTATTAATTACTGCTAAAGGTAGAGTAAATAAAAGTGTTGATTCTCAATTTTTATTTAGATTAGAACGTCAGTTAAAAATTGATAATTCACAATATAAATCCGCTCGTCGTTTGTCATCCGATTGGGCAAATTTAAAGCATGGACAAAAAACTTTAGTTTTGACACGACTTATACAAGCACTTAGAGCAAGGGCCTTTCGTTCTGAACTTATGCCTGTTTTAATGAAATTAGTTAAAGAGAAGAAATATGTTCCAACAACTAAAGTTAAAGATATGGAATTAGCACAGCCAGCCGCAACAAAAGGCGGTATGTCTACAAGATCAAAGATTGCAATGGGCATTGGCTTAACAGGTGCAGCTTCATATGGTGCTTATAAATTAGCTCATCATTTAACATCAAAAAAAGGTACACGACGAGATTGGCATCAAAAACCGAAGTGATTAACAATTGTGTTATAAAATAGACTTCGATGATAAATAAATGTAAGCACTGATATAAATCAGTCATAAGATAAAGGAGAAAATCCAATGGTAGCAAAAGTTAATGGTGCAGTAGCAGCTGGTCAATTTCTAGGTCATGATGTAGATCATTTTACAATTTCAGGCGTAGACTTGGGCGTAGCAGCTAACGCACAACACGTAGCAGACACAATCGAACAGAAAGCAACAGTTATAATGATTGGCGCACTGGGTGATGGTTCTGCTTCGCCAGCAGTAGGCACACGTATTGCAGTAGAGTCACCAAGTGGGTGGACAGCGGCAGCTTTACAGACAGCACTGGGTGGTTCATATACCGCAACTGCTTACACATACTAAGATTTGATTATAATCAAAGTAAAAAAACCCCCTCCTTGAGGGGGTTTTTTAATGTTACTAAATATTTTTATGCACGAGTTTAATTCAGATACGGCAACTTGGTTTACTGTTTATACTTTAATTGATATTACACAATCCTCAAGACGCAAAGATTTATCTCAAAAAAATTGGGATATGATTATTAATTGTATTAGTATGAGTTGCCAACCATTAGGATCTAATATACCAAATAAGAAAAAAAGAAAACTTTCTAAATATAAATTTGGATCAGATTATAAAAATAAGATACGAAATGTGTGGTCTTGGTCATTTGCAGTTGAACATGTAGGAGCAATATCATTAGATAAATTAGTTAATGATTTAAATGGTATTCCTATGTTAGATAAGTTAGAATATATAGAAACAAAAAATTTAAAAATAAAAAATACATATTTTTCTATTAATGATAATAGATAAATATATGTATGGCAAATACTCCTAGAATACAAAAATTATATACTCATCCATCTGAAACGTATGATATTGAAACAGAAAGCCTCGAAGCACATGTTGCTATTTGTAGTGAACGGTATTTTGCTATTCATCAACATTTGCAAGATTCTGAAGGACGTTTATCAATAAAAATTGATACAAATACAGCACAAATTTCTCGAATGGAGAAATTAGTATTTTGGGGCATTGGTGCAATTTTTATAACTCTCCTTGGTAGTATCCTCGCAGTAATTTTAAAATAATCTAAAAACTCATTTGATATAAATATAAGTATGAATCTGGGTGACTTGTATGAAGATGATCCAATGCTCGAAGCACGGCGTGTATGGGCACGTCGCGGTAATAAAGTAGTACAAAAATTTCGTTGTACATCTGGATGGCGTAAAGGAAGATTGGTAGCAACTCCTGCAAGTTGTTCAAAACCATTGGATATTAAGAAAAGATATACAATTAAAAAGACAAGAGCACGATTAGGTAAAAGAATTACTCGAAGAACACAAAGAATGAAACGGTTTAATCCAATTACTAAACGTATTACAACAATGAATAAATCAACCCGGCCTAAAATAAAGAGTGGTGGTTCTACCAAGTGGTGGATAAAACGATGAAAATAGATGAACTTTATATAGGTCGACAACTAACAAAGCAAGATCATAGAGGAATGGATAAAACTAAAAGTCCAGATAATGGTAAGGAAATTAAGTCTATTTCTCCTACTACACAAGAGCCAGTAGCTGATAAGCAACCCATGGATCCTAATCAAATTACAGCTGTCAGAAAAGAAATTACAGGAATAGCAGATCCTGCTTTTAAGGGTACTAGTCTTGCACGTCTGCTTAATAACATGGATTTGAATACAGAAACTACTAATGAACCTCAAGGTTCAGTATCATCGGTTGCACCAGGTACTACGGTAACCGGTAAAGCCGATGCTGACGGTAATTTTGTTCTTTCGACTCCGGGAGATGATAGTGGTGAAGAGATATTCGTACCAGCGGCAATTGTAAAGGCGCAGAATCCATTAGAAAATTTGCAAATACTTGCAGGGATAAAAAAATGAAATTAAAAGATATTGGTGTTACTCCACTTATAGAAATGTCAGCAGGTGGTACAACATCTGCTGGTGGGATTGCTTCTGTTATGGCTCCTTTAGGTAAAGCAATAATCCGAAGAAAAAAGAAGAAAGATAAAAATCCTAGTATATATGGTGGCTCATCTGAAGAAAATGTATTGTTTGCAGAAGGTTCTGCTAGACCCGAGTATCATAATACACAAGTTAAAGGTAGTGATGCAACGCCAAAAGCAAAGCCTGGAAGAACTAAACATCCTTTTAAAGGTAAGTTAGTTGGCGAAGGTGACATGGAAGCAGATCGAGAAGCAGGTATCAAATGGGTTGATAATCCAGAATGGGAACAGTTGCATAATATGAATTTAGATATGATTAAGGATTTTCTTAATCATAAAGAAAATGTTCCGGAAGCAGTAGGAGATTCAGCAAAACCGTTATATGACTTACAAGATGAATTAGGTTTGGAAGATAATATCCTAGTTGACGAACTCGCTAGATATTTAGATGTTGATCAGATTGCTGACTTTGTATCACAGTTTCGTAGACATCACAACGAGAATTATTCTAATAATGATGAAGATACACAAATAGAAAGGAAACTCTCCGGAGAAGAAAAAAAAAATAAAGAACACAATGTAAAAAAGTTAAAGAAACATAAAGGTGATTTTTCAAAATACGGAAAGGATGCCGAGAGTGTAATGTATGCGGTAGCAACAAAATCCGCAAAAAAAGGAAAAAAGTACAAGTAGGAGACTAAAATGACAGTAATAACTTATATGGATTTAATCGAGCAGATGAAAGCATTAGCTGAAAAGATTAATAAACATTATGATAGTGTAACTCTAGAAACAGAGATACCTATTGAAGACGAAACGTCAAGAATCTTGCGTGAAGCAGGTATTGTAGAGGATAATGACGATGAGACATCAGAGGATGAATCGACAGTGGCCGAAGAGACAGAAGCACAGTCTGATGAAGAGGAAACCATTGAAGAAGTTGAATCAACGGAAGACGACGAAGAGGATCGGATAGAAGAGGAACTTTCTGCCGCGCAGAAGAAGTTACCAGCTGGTCTACAAAATGCTATTGCTAAAAAGCAGGGCGATTCAGTTGAAGAAAAAGATGAAGATGATGACAGCAAAGAAGAAGTTGATGAGTCAGAGAGCATGACCGAATTGCGTCATTTGTTAAATCGTTTAATTAATCGATAATGGTATAATATATGAAATGTATTGAAGTATTAGGGAATTTGCGTACTTATATTAGCAATGAAGAGAATAATATTCTCGAAATAGTTCAATCTGGTGATATTAAATATCGTAATGAATTTAGTGAAAGAGAATTAGAGTTAGTAAATGGTCTTGTTAAACGTGGAATATTGTCTCGTCATAAAGACGATTATGGTTTATTTTTTAATTTGATTAAATAAAATATAATGAAACTACAAGTATTAAATAGGCTTGATGCATTAATAAAAAATATTGCATTAGATGTTGTTACCGCTAATAAACCAGTTATTTATAAGGATGGTATATTAGCTAGTACTTGGGAAGTTAAAAAATTAGAGAAAAATAATTATTGTATTGTTTGTAAGAAAACTGATACTATGTTAGTAGAGAATATAGAGTTATATGAGGTAGCATTTAATATTGCAAAGTTAGTTAATAAGGGATATATAATTAATTCAAAAAATGTTAGAGAAATTTTAGCATATCATAGACAGTTTTCAGAGAAGTTTCATGAGGCAATTTTTTGTAAAGAACGAAGAAATCTGTATGCTAAAGAGTCAGATTGGTTAAAATTTGATGTTATGGATGCAAAATATAAACAGGCCAAGGATCTTGCACATGTAGCCAAAAAGAAACTTCGAGAATCATATTAAAATAGATAAATATGATTAACTAAGAATATATAGGGGATAACAATGTTTTTAAACGATTTATCAAGTAAAACCACACAGTTTGGTAGAATTAATCGTTGGCTTAATAAAGAATTCGGAATTCGCGTTGATGAACAATCATCTACAAAAAAATTATCATCCGCAAAAATAACATTAGAAGAGCACAAGAATTTAATAGTAAAAAAATCTCAATTTAATGCTACACATCAGGATAAGCATTATATGAAGACAGTTCTTATGCTAGAAGCAGTCAATATACTTCTTTCTAATAATGATTCAATTATTGCTACACCAACATCATTAACTGAGCAAACTGACGAAATGGAAAATGCACAGATTTTACTTGCCGCGCAAGATATGGTAGATAAACTTGCTGGAATGGCAGAAGATCTTGCAGAACTCCAGACTAAGGCGTTAATGCCATTAGTTGATGAAATTAAATATAATGTAGGTCAGCAACAAGCACAATCATTTAATGATACAGCAAAAGCTCAGTTACAGTCTGCATTAGATGCTATTTCATCTGTTAAGGATGCAATGGGCGATCAAGTTCTTGCTTTACAAGGCGGCCAGTTGCCAGCAACTGATATGGAAGCGCCAATGCCAGAATTAGAGCCAGAAATGCCAGCAGAAATGCCAGCAGAAGTACCAGGTGACGATATGATGGGCGGTGCAGATGAAGTTGCAGGTCCAGCAGAAGCACCTCTTGGTAGAGAAGAGAAGATTTAATGAAACTAGCCGAGCTTTTTTTCGGTGAGATGCAATCGGTCGATCAAGTTAGAAAAGGGATCGCTGATGTGGTATTTCAACAAAAAGAGCAAGGTATTATTTCAATGGCCATGTCTGAATTTATTGAGAAGTTATATGAATATGGAATAAGAGATTTTGTAGATAGTGATGAAGAATCAGTTAAAAGTTTGGTAGATGTTTTAAATGATATGCCAGAGCTTGTTACAAGTGCAACAGTTAGTGAAGTTTCGTTTAAAGGTTCAGAGTTACCAGATGCTGTGTCTGATCAAAGCAACGCACAGGATACTGTAGCAAACGCGGCGGATTCAGCGAATCCGTTAACATAGGAGAAGGTTAGTAATGACAATATTGATTAGTGCCGCAGATGCAAAATTGCAAGGGCAAGGAAATCTTGTTATACTTAAAGAAGTTCGTGCAATTGAAGAAGCAGTTTTAACTGCGATTGATAATAGTTTATTAACTGCTACAGTTTCTGATGATTCTGTAATGACAATGTCTACCCCTAGCATTGATGTTATAGGAACACTTAATGGTCCAGCTCTTACAATTGGAAATACTTTTTTAATTAATGCAACAACTGTTACATTAACTGGAACTAATATAAATTCTGTAGTTGATGATATTAATACATTAGGAATTACAGGAATTACAGCAAGTAAAACAGCAGTAGCAGGCGCACTTAAAATTAATAGTGATAATAATAACTTTTCATTAATAATTGCCGCTGGTACTGGTACAGTATTAGCTGATTTAGGTATTGTAGCATCGACTACTAATACCACAGATGTAAGTAAAGCCTATTATACGGTATGGAAAAATACAACTGTAAACACTACATATGTACAACAAATGGCAGAAATAATTAAACATTTTACTGATTTAGGTTATACAATTCTTCGTCAAGCAAACGCAATAACATCAAATGCTACATTTAAATGGGTTGTAACTTGGTAAATTGATTGACATATAATATTATTTTGTAGTATACTATATTAATGTTGTTTAATGAATTATATAAATATCCAAAGTTAAAAAGAGTAGACACCAATGGCCAGAGATTATATGATACTGGCAAAGCCAAAGTTCCATCTGTAACAACTATTCTTGGCCGTATGAAAGACATGACAGGAATTAATAAATGGCGTGATAGGATAGGCCATGAAGAAGCACAACGTATTTTAACGGAAGCTGCAAATTTAGGTACAGCAACACATAAACAAATTGAACAATTTATATTTGATGAAGAAAGAAAAGTAGGTGGAAATTTAATTCATCAGATTGCTTCTAAATTAGCTGATGTAATTATTAACGAAGGTCTTTGTAATATTAATGAAATATGGGGATCTGAAGTAAGTTTATATTCCCCAGAATTATATGCAGGAACAACAGATTGTGTTGGTGTATGGAATAGTCAAGATGCAATCATTGATTTTAAAACTTCACGTTCTGTAAAAAAACGAGAATGGATTGATGATTATTTTTTACAAGGCGTTGCATATGCTATGGCGCATAATGAGTTATTTGAAACAAACATTAGAACAGTTGTTATAATGATGGTAACACATGCTGGTCAATATTTAGAATTTTCTATTACTAACGATGAGTATATTGTGTATGAGAAAAAATGGCTTGATAAACTAAAAGAGTATTATCAGGTATATGATAAATACTAATATTAAGTATTATCGGAGAACAGCTTGTGGCTAAAATAACTAAAATGCAACAACGTCGTGGTTTGCGACGAGATTTACCTGTACCGCTTGCCCCGGGAGAATTTGCTTTAGCAACTGATAGTCGTGAGTTGTTTATTGGTAGTGAAGTTACCGATTCATTGAGTGGTATACATAATAGAACTATACAAATAGGAACTTTTACTGCTGGCTTTGATTTTGCTAGTAGTCATTTACAGAGTAATATTACTGAATTTATAGTTAAAAGAGATATTATTACTGGTGTAACTGGAACAGGTGCAGCTGAGAGTGGCGGTGGATTCGCGATACTTTCGTTGCATTCAGCGTTAAGTCCAACAGCTGCTCATGCTAGTGGTGTAAAACTTGAAGGAGGTATTAATGATCAAACATTAACAATTCATAAATATTCCCCTACAGACTCAAGTCATACCCTTTTACAACCAGGTGATCCAGATGGTACGCCAGTTACTATAAATGATTATAAGTTAGTTGGTGGTGGTGCCACATTAAAAATATTATTTACTAAAGCATTGGTTGTAACTGATAAAGTTTATATAGTACATTTACGAAAGAAAGATTTAGATACATATCTTATTGATCCGTTTAATGCTAGTTATGATATTACAGCAGGTGGCGGTAATCCTCTTGCAGATTTGTCATTAAAATTAACAACAGATCAATTATATTTTGATGAATCAACTGGTGAGGGATTTATTGGTTTTAATAACGCACAAGTTACGACTTTGGTTGCTACTAAAACTGTTAAAACATGGTTTGATATTTGGATTTCAGCTGCTGATACTAAATTAAATCTTAATATTAGTGCGTTAGGCAATACATATTGGGGTGATAAAGATGGTACAATAGCTGATAGTAGTATCTATGGCGGCCGCGCATTAGCAAAATTTGGTGATGATACTTCAACAACAGTACCAGCATATAATATTGATTCAAATATAACATTTGCTTCTCGAAGTCATGGCGGTGCTGTTAATTTATCAAAGTTTTTAAATCATGCATGGTTGTCTGAAGGTTCTGATCCTACTAGACAATTAACACATATGCGTTCAAATATTAGAGTTGTTACTGAAACAAATGTCGGCGATGTATTTTCTAATCTTACGGTAAGTAATCCTATAGTTCGAACGTTAGGAGTAACTACAGCAGTTACTGGCTCAAATAAAATAAACGGTACACAAGTTTTTCGATCAGTTGGCTCTACGTCATCAACGACACAAACGTTAATGGGTGTTATTAAATATGATTTAACAACAATAACAAATTTAGAAGTTGATTATAATGTTGCGTTTACAGATAGTGCAGGTTCTCCAACTTATTATATAGTTCGGGTTGGTGATGCTTCTGTAGGGTTTCTTCTTGTTAATAGTGCAAATTTATATGGTCATGGTGCAGTATTAGATACATGGAATGAAGTAGATGTATTAGATTCTGCTGGTGCTACGACTGCTTTTCTTGCAACGCAAGAATTTACTTAGTAACAATAAAGGGTGATCCAGTTATTGAAAATGATTGGCTATTATATCATCCAACAGTTTCTGGTGCACATTTAACTATGGATACATTTAGTGCAGCTGATGCGTTAAGAACAGCAGGCACATATACTGGAAAAACTGGTACATCGGGTGGTTCTGGTACAGTAGGAACATTTAATATTGTAGTTGGTGCCGGCGGAACAGTTACATCTGCTGTAGTTGCTACAGGTGGTAGCGGCCACGCAGTAAATGATACCATTACAATTGCAGATTCAAATTTAGGTAATGGTGGCGCCGCTAATTTTACAATGGATGTTGCTACAATAGCTAATTCATTTGCAGGTAAGTATGGTACTACTGCTAATATATTGAATACTGATGTTTTTTATGTAGATAGTGATACAACAAGTACAACATATCAGAACTATTTTGGATTTTTAATGTATAAAAATACTCGTCCTGTAGATGGCA